AAAAACAAGAACAATGAACAAAAAAGAATTAAAAATCGGAATATTTGAAGTGGTTGATATTAATAAACTAAAACCATCAGAAATTAATAGAGCACTAGATTACAACCACGTTGAAAGATTTTCTAAAAAATTAAGTAAACATAATTGGCTGGATATAATTAAGGTAGATAATCAATATAATATATTGGAAGGACACCATAGATATTATTCGGCAAAAGATTTAGGGCAATCAAAAGTTCCCGTTTATAGGGTTTATTGGTTAGATAATTTAACCGAAAAAGAAAGGTTGAGTGTTATTTTAGAATATAATGCAAGTAACCTTAATTGGAAAAATGAAGATTATTTAGAGAAATACGCTGAATTAGATGACGATTATAAATATGTATATGAAAAATGGAAAGAGCAAAATAAAAATCTTTCAACAGGTACAATATTAAATATTTATATGAACTATAGTAAGAAATTATTTGTTTTAGGTCGATGCAAAGTTAATAGGGGAGGTATGCCTAATTATTTATCATCTGAATTAATAAGACTTGTAAAAAAACACACAAAATCAAAAGCACAATCATATTGTTTAAGAGAAATAGTAAAGGTAAGTAAGCAAGTTAAAACTTTAGAAGGAATTGAATATATTTTAAATAGATATAAAGATATGCTTGAAGGAGACCATAAATACCTCACGTCTATACAAAAATTCAGAAAACACATTAATGGTGTTCTTAATGAATACTTAACTTTAAAGAATGGTTAATATCTACAATCAAGACTGTATGGAAGCGATGGCAGGGTTCGACGATAATCGTTTTGACCTTGCTATTGTTGACCCTCCTTATGGAATTAATTTTGCCAAAACACATACAGGAAATGGATGGATTATCAGGGAAAACAAAGAATGGGATAAAGAAATACCTAAACCTGAATATTATGTAGAGTTATTCAGAATCAGCAAAAATCAAATTATATGGGGTGCAAATTATATGGTAGAAAACCTACCTCCTTCTATGGGATGGATATTTTGGGATAAAGGACAAAGAAATTTTAGTCTTGCAGATGGCGAACTTGCTTTCACTTCTTTTAATAGAGCATTAAGAGTTTTTGAAATGGCACGAGGCGCACACAAAGCGCAAGATGATAAAACAGGTGGTAAGATACATCCAACACAAAAACCTGTAAAGTTATATGAGTGGTTACTAATGAATTATGCTAAAGAGGGAGATAAGATATTAGACACTCATTTAGGAAGCGGTTCAATAGCAATAGCTTGTCATAATTTAGGATATGATTTAGAAGGATATGAATTAGACAAAGATTACTACAAGGCAGCAAAGAAACGATTACAAGAACATCAATCACAATTAAGGATGTTTTAAATGATTAAAGAAGAAATAACATAACGGGAGCATATGAATAAAGACCAATATGAGAAAAGGTAAAATGTCCTCTATAAGAAGAAAGAGCAATAAGATGTTTAACTATTACGATAAAAATGGAAACATTAAGTTAGAAAAACTAAATAAGAAAGAAACAAAGAAATATATAGAATTGAAAAAAAATGAGCAGATACTATTAGAAGAAAAAAACCGTTTGCCTAAAATTAGAAAAAAGATTAATGGCAAATGGGTAATATTAAAAAGATTTGAATAAAGATATAATAAACGAATTTTACTTACTTGCTTTAGTAGATATAACAAATGGCAGACCATTACAGGAATTGGAGGAAGCCTTAGATTTATACGAACAAAGAGAGCAATATGAATCGTGCGCTGGAATATTAAAAGCTATACACGAAGCAGGATATAAAACAATAAGAGAATTAATAAACGACATAGAAGATGAACAAAGAAATGATTAGAGAGTTTGTAGAAGATTATTACGGTTTAGTAATATCAGTACGAACAAGAAAACAAGAAACAATAAAAGCTAGATTTATGTATTACAAGTTGGTAAGAAGCAACACTAAATTAAGTTTAGATGCAATAGGCAAATCATTAGGATATGACCACGCTTCTGTTATGCACGGTGTTAAACAAATGAATTGTTGGATAGCAACCGATAGAACATTTAAGAACGATTACAGAGTATTGCAAAACAAAATAAACAACGTTAACAATATAGCAGAGGACATAGAAGAAGATACAACTGCATTGGTTTTAGAGTACGCTAAATTAAAAGAACTTGTAAGGGAACTCTCGTTTGAAAGAGATGAAATACTAAACGAGCATAAAACACTACTTGAAAAGCACAATAAACGAGAAAGGTTTTACGCTAAATTTGGGTTTATATAATATAATGATTTAACAAAACTCTTAAAATCTTATTGTTATAATAAAATCAATAATGATATTTTTTGATTATGGATAAAAGAAAGTTTAACGGTGGTAATAAAAATGCGGGAAGAAAACCAAAAGCTGATGAGGTTGCATTGATTGAAAAGCTTACACCATTAGAACCATTGGCGTTTGATGCATTAATGAAAGGACTGGAAAAAGCAGACTTTAAGTATGTTCAACTTTTTTACAACTACTATGCTGGTAAGCCAAGAGAAACTAAAGACATTACCATTAACGAAGATTTGCCTTTATTTATTGATTAATGCGAGTTGAAAGAACTATTGCGTTAAAAAAGTTAAGGGAATTAAAGAGCAGAATAAGAATAGTTAAAGGGGGTACAAGTGCTTCTAAGACTATTTCAATCCTTTGCTTATTGATAGACTACGCTATAAAAAACGAGGGCAAAGAAATAAGTGTAGTATCGGAATCTATCCCACACCTTCGTAGAGGTGCTTTAAAGGACTTCTTAGGCATCTTAAATGGTCTAAATAGGTATAAGGATACCCAGTTCAATAAAAGCACTTTAAAATACACTTTTACAAATGGAAGCTACATTGAGTTCTTTTCGACAGACCAGCCCGATAAACTAAGAGGTGCAAGACGAACAGACCTATACATAAACGAATGTAACAATGTACCCTTTGATGCTTATACACAATTAGCAGTAAGAACAAGTGGAACAATATGGCTAGACTATAACCCATCTAGTTTGTTTTGGGTTGACAAAGAACTGATAGGGAAAGAAGATACAGACTACATTACACTTACTTATAAGGACAATGATGCATTACCAGAATCTATTGTAAAGGAAATAGAGAAGGCTAGGGAGAAAGCAAAGACATCTACTTATTGGGCGAATTGGTGGAGGGTATATGGATTAGGTGAAACAGGAAGTTTAGAAGGTGTATGTATTCCAGATTGGAAAGAAATAGATACAATACCAGAAGAAGCAAGGTTATTAGCTTATGGAATGGACTTTGGTTATAGTGTTGACCCTACTACCTTGATAGCATTATACAAATGGAACAACGCTTATATATATGATGAGGTTCTTTATAAGAAAGGAATGTTAAACAGAGATATAAGTAGATACTTAACTCAATTAGATATAAAAGAAAACATTGTAGCCGATTCAGCTGAACCAAAATCAATAGCAGAACTACAAGGATATGGACACTCTATATATGGAGTAAGCAAAGGAAGAGATTCGGTAGTATATGGATTGAACCTAATAAACCAAAACGAAATATATGTAACTGCAAGAAGTAAGAACCTTAAAAGAGAACTAGCAGGATATGTATGGGCAAAAGACAAAGAGGGTAACCAACTACAAAAACCAACAGGAGAGCATCCCGATTGTATAGATGCTGCAAGGTATGTACTAACAGACCAATTAGAGAACCCACACAAAGGAGAATATTTTATATATTAAAAAAAAATACTAAAATATTTTTGTAGTTAATAAAATGTTTATATCTTTACACCATAACAAAAAACAATTATTATGACACTAAGATTCGGAAAGTACAAAGGACAAGAGTTTAATTCCACACCTAATAGCTATCAACAATGGTTGCTAAAACAGGATTGGTTTAAAATGCCAAAGGCGTTATCACTACATCATCAGTTAAACGGATGGGATGGATATAGTAAAAAAGGTCAAGCCGTTTATGACGCTATTTTTGAACAAGAAAAGGCTGCGGCTCTTAAACAAGATTGTAGAGAAGGAATATGTACTTGTTGTGAGGACAGTATGTACTACGGAATGTAAGGATAGGGGGAGGCAACTCCCCTTTTGTATAACCAATAATTATATTATGGAAAATCAAACAGAGTATATTTTAATTAAAGAAATAACAGCTAAAGAAAACAGAAAGAATCTATTTAAAGTAATAGGTTATTCTGCACTAAGTGGAATATTTGGAATTGGAGTAATGTACTTATTTTTATATTTTATTCTATGGGCAAACGAAATAACGGATAAGTTACTTGGAATATTATAAGATGAAAGAAGCTTGTTGGTACGAAAGTATTTATGTAGTTCAACAACCAACCCAAAGGGGTGGGTATAAGGGTTCTGATGTAAAACTTTACATAGATTACAAGAATCAGAAAAGAATCGAGGGAACAAAGCTATATGCGCAGAACAGTAACGAGTTGGAGGAAGCAATAAAACAAGCGTATGAATATTCTTATAAAAGATTTATATTGAAAGAATAGTCTTTTTGTTTTGATAGGATTAAGGTGGCAGAGATGCTGCCTTTTTCTTTTTATACCCTTTTACATCCTTTTATACAATTTAGTTATTTTATTATTGTATAAGTATGAAGATTGAAATTAACGTACCCGAGAATTTAAGTGAAATTACTTTGGGTCAATATCAGAAATTTGAAAAGCTAAATACAAAAGAAAATGAAAACTCTACTTTCTTGCTTCAAAAGATGGTTGAGATATTTTGTAATTTAGATTTAAAAGATGTAGCGGATATTAAATACAAAAGTGTACAGGAAATAGCTTTGCACTTAAATAAGATATTTGATACCAAACACAGTCTAATAAATACCTTTAAACTTGGAGGATTGGACTTTGGATTTATTCCAGTTCTTGACGATATGACACTAGGGGAATATATAGACCTTGATGATAGTCTTGGAAGTTGGGAAACAATG